AGCAACCTCGCACAAGCAAGAAGAAGGGGAAGCGCAACAAAGACATTCTCCGACACGAAGCATCGCTGGTGGGCAATCGAAGAACTCACTCGACCAGACAAAGTACAGAAGACTATGCGGCAGAAGTTATTCAGTGGTTCTTTAGAGTGAAACACGCTCCACCACACATTCGCGAGAGGATGTGGGTTCCGCCGAGGGAACATTTTGCTCAGACTGGGCAACTTCGCTGGCTTAGGAGGGGTATGGTGTTCCAATAAATGTATGTAGTTAGTCTCCATCCACTCAATCCATTCACACACAATGTTTTTTATGTCGCTAGATCGGTCTGCTGACACTTTAGAGACATTTGCTCTGGATCGTGCTCTGGATCGGTCTGCTGACACTTTAGAGACATTTGCTCTGGATCGTGCTCTGGATCGAAAATGCCCGAAAATTTGATAATGACAACTCAACCAAACATTACAACATAAAGCTCTCACAAAGCAAACAACCGAGAACTCAAACACAACTTTCCGCAACTTCTCGCAACAACACTCTCCACAACTCTCTCCAAAGATGTCCGCACAGCAGGTGAAGATGGCCGTCGGATTTCGAGAGTCACAGAAGCAACTCATCGCAAAGTTGCTGGCGGAGAACAAGGCTCTCAAAGAAGCGAATGATTCTTTCACTCTGGGAGCGAAAAGGACAATTGAGAAGAACTGTCAGATGTATCAGGAGAACAAGGCGCTCAAAAAAGAGAACGAGAAACTGGGAGAACTCGCTGCTTTGGGTGCCGAGCAAGTATTGTCCCAGCACGGACGGAGTCCCAAGGATGAGGAAATCAAGAAACTCAAAGAGGAGAACAAGGCTCTCAAGGAAATCACCGACGGCATTATGGAAGAAGAAGGCACAGAACACATCCTTGGATGTGATGCCCACGAGAAGTTCTGTCAAGCGATGTGCGAACTGAACTACGACGAGAAGTGGATCGGCGAGCTCAAAGATGAGGTCAAGGAGCTCAAAAAAGAAAAGGGCAGTATGGTGAAGTATCTGTCGGGCAACTACAGCGAGCAAGATCAAGTCGAACAAATTATGAAGGACACCTACTCTCCAGAGTTCATCGAAGGAAACACAGAAACTTGGCAGGAGTTCGGTCTCTTTGATTAAGTATATAGTTAGTCTCCATCCACACAATCCATCCACACTTTTTTATCTCGCTCGTCATTCATAGAAATTTGATAATGACAACTCAACCAAACATCAATAATCAAACCTCGCAGAGTATCGAAAGATGCCCAACGGACGTCGCAGACAGTCAAACACTCGCCACGCTAATCGCCAGCGCAATCTCCAGTCCGTCAGGGCTGAGGCTGTGGTCGATGAGGCACCTCCGGTGGTGATTCAGGCTGAGGCTATCCCCGCAGGAGAAGTCGATGAGCTTAAACAAGAGATCACTGGTATGGAGAAGGCAATGGAAGATATCGCAAGAGCTGCTGGTGTTCCAGAGGAAGATGAATACTTTGGTCACTATCGGCTGACTATCAATCAGATCGAGGAACTTGATGATGAGAAGCGAACCACTCAGAGGGTAGCGAAAAAGTATATGGACAAGTATGAGAAGGCAAAGGCAGGGACACTCCTAGGCTTCCAAGAGGTAGAAATCGAAGACCAAGAAAAAGAGATCAATGATCTCACATATATGCTGGAGAAGGCTATGGACAAACTCCAGAAGATGAAAGAGCAGGAAAAGAACCTTCTGAAAGCTGGGGAGAAAGCATTCTTCTTGTACCAGATTGTCAAGAATACTGACCCATCAGAAGGAGCAATCATACATCTTGGCGGCGGTAGGATGGTCAAAGTTCTGACTGATGAAGAAGCAGATCGAGTAAGGGAGAGCGTCACCGAAGAGCGTGTCACGAGCTGCGAAGAGTTTCTCGCAAAGTTGGGTCTGAGCGAGTAATCATTTCAAATTAAATCTTCTCTTATATGATGCTATATTATCTCTTCTACTGGTACTCTCTCCCCACAAGATGTAATAGGATAGATAACCCGCCCTAGTAGGATCTCTTGTAGAGAGATCTTTTTTATGTCTCGTTCGATACCTCTTGCGCTGATCCTTATCCTTTGTGAGAGTATAATCATCCATCCCAGCACTCCCGAAATAGGTTGTTTTAGTTCTACCATTCTCTCGCTTGAAGACAGCCATCAACTTTTTACCTGCTTTATCACTCTTGCGAACACTCATCGAAACTACTTTTGACATCTTATGAATGAAACAATATAATTTTTAAAATACACTTTGAAATATTTTATTATTTATGTCATAAAAGTATGTCATCTAATCAGCATCTCGAGATCGTCCCAAGTAATATCACTAGTGATGGTAAGTTATCTTACAAGAATGGTCAGCCGACCATACAGCTCCTTATCGGTGCTCAGGAAAGAATGATTGTCCCAGGATCGATCCGCCTCTGTGGCGAATTCACTGTCAAGAAGAATGCTACTGATTTCCCTGCGGCGGCTGATAAAATCAGAATGAGTGAGAAGTTGGGAGTTTATTCTATCTTTGATACTCTCTCTATCTTCTCGCAAGCAAGCGGTCAAACGATCGAGACCATTAACCATCACAACAGAATGATGGCATCCTACCTTAGTGTCACTCAGTCTCAGGCTGATTTCGGTTGTCACGCCTACGAAACAGGTCTTCGATTTCCTAACTACAAAGCTCAGCAGTTAGGAGTTGTCAGGAACTCTCAAGCTGACTTCTCAGGAACTGGCACTCAGCCTAATAGTTTCTGTGTCCCTCTGGTGAGTGGCTTCTTTATGTCGCAAGAACCTATCCCTCTCTCCAGCCAAACTGGTGTCGGTGGATTGAATATTGAAATCCAGTTATCTCCTGATCAGAATGTATTATTCTCCAGCGATGATACTGATACTAATATCGTTGATAGTTTCTATGAACTCTCCAATGTTCGACTGATCTGTGAGGTTCAGCGCCCAGATCCTTCACTACCAACCCCAGGACCTACCAACACATTCACCTACAACTCTATCTCTTCTTACTACAATACTATCAACTCTGCTAATGCTGTATTGAACTTTAACTTAGGTCTCAAGTCGGTTCTCAGTGCCTTTATGAATGTTGTTCCAGCAGGACATATTAATAACTTTAAGAGAGATGGTCTCGCTACTCTCCAATTTACCAATACCGATGGATCTAATGCTGAGATCGAACAAGTGGTCTTTACTCGAGCAGGTCAGCGAGAACCACTAGAATACAATATTGATACGATCCAAAAGACAGAAAAAGTTGGATTTCCTAATGAAACTGCTGATTCTCAAATTGTCAGGAACTATATGAATGCTGTAATGAGTTTCGCTAAGATTAACAGAACATCGGTCGAACCTGCGGTTTATCGTCATCTAGATTACACTGCTGACTTCTCTGAAGCAAAAACTATCATTAAGGGAGGTTCTGCTTGGGGTCTTGGTGTCGCATATGATAGCATTAGCGACCAAGGAATGGATTTCTCGCAAACTCCATTTGGCGTTCAGCTTCAGTTGAAACTCACCTCTGACAATCCTAACGCAATCTATTTATTTGTCCATTCGCGACAGACTGTTGTTAGCTCTGGAGGATCGATCCAAGTCCTCAAGTAATTACTTAGCAGGAATAGGATATAACTTTTCTGTTTTAGTTCCTATGGGACCTTGACTTTTAAAATCCATAACAATAACATCTTTTTTACCTCCTAATGAACTTTTATATTTTTGACTTACAAACAATCTCTTATGAGGGAATTGTTTTAGATTTAAAAATCTCTTCCCTAACTCTACTGAGAACTTATCACGATCGTCCATCTTTACAAACATATCCTTCTTGTTCTTACTCATTCTCTTACTCCTTGATACCCATTTCTCAATTGCTTTCTCTGCTGATTGTTTCTCGTGAGCATAATGTAACTCTACATCTCCTTTCGATCCCTTGAGTAATAATACAGGATACTTTGATATCACTTTTCTGTATTTGGATTTTCCACCAAACTTATCCTGAGGACCAACAGGTTTCTGAGCTACAGGTTTGATTTTCATATACTCATCGAAGTTCTCTAACAATGTAATGTAATCAGGAGCATAAATGAACATAGAGAAGAAAGGACTTTCATATGGCTTATTCAATGCTTTCATATAAGCAACACCATAGCAATTATCTGATATGATAGTCCAATCTCTCTTCACAGATGCTTTGGAGACAGTATCTGGTTCAGCAGCGTCTGCTTGTTTCCCATAAGGAGTTAAGTTCTTCTTCACCTGAGGGATAGATCCTTTGGCTTTATCTGGAACCTTCACTACTGTAGATTGTCTCGCTAATTTTCGAGTCTTCTTCTTTTTAGCAATAGAACTATCCCAATGACCTAGTTTCTTCAAGATCGTTATGAGTTCTGCCTTTTTCATCCCTAATCTTAATTCAGGTTTATTTAATTTATTAGCTCTGATGTATTCCCTTATCTCTTTCAGTGTCGAGTTATCATTTAACTTCATTTACTATTATTGATATTTTAAAATGAACATTAAATTAATAAATAATATAGTGTATAAAATATGGATATGGACTCGCAACCCTCAGGACCAATGCCCTCGGAAATCCCAGATCTCATCAAGATAGGAGCAGTCACCACCGACACTGCTATTAATGTACAAACTGACATCTTAGACCCAGTCATTTTTTCTGAGAGTGAGGCTCGATTTGTTCTCGATAACAAAGGTATCCTTCACTCTAATTCTAGAATTACTCTATCTACCGATGGATTAGCACAGACAAATGCTTCGGGACGTGCCTTCTTCCCAGCAAATATCGGTGTTCATAGTCTCATCCAGCGAGCAGCTCTCCGAGTTGGAACTAAGACTATCTGCGAAATCGAGGACTTCAATCATTACTCAGCATATGAAAGTGTATTTATCCCCCCAGATGCTGTTAAGGAGCGGGATCAAGTTATGTGTGGTCGCTTCCTCACCACAGAACCAGCACTGAATGACCGTGGTAATAAGTTCGAGAATGCCTCGAGAACTTCAGCAACTCCATCACCTAACGCTGGTGGGTTTGAGAAACTCACTGAAGCACGATCTATCAAGATCGATAATGGTAAAGATCCTATAGCATTGTCTGCTTCTAATATTAATAGCTGTGGGACATTAGGTGGAAGATGGTATGAGCCTCCTTACTTTAAAGCTGATGCTGAACCCAATGGGATCATCTGGGACTGGCAAGATGAAAGCAATAAACCCACATTCTCTATCTTACTTGCTGATCTATTCCCATTCCTTAAGATGAACCAACTTCCTCTCTATATGATGACAGAACAGGTATCAGTCCATCTTACATTCACTCCTCGTGTGAGTGGAACTGTAGGAGTACTCTCAGAAAGAGTATGTACTACCAACGGACCCAATCTCTCTAAGGATGTAGTTTTGGAGAGATCTGATTGTCAGATGATTGCCGATTACATCTACTATCCTCAGGATATGATGGAACAGTATCGTCAGGCAAACTCTACTATGACATTCCAGTATGTTGATTACCAGTTTGTTAAGAGGACTGTAAGTTCGACTGAGTTCTCATCTGGTTTGATCCAGAATATCGGTGGTGCTGGAAGAGTTGTTAATAAAGTGATCATAGCAACTGAAGATGATCTCCTGGGAACATCTTTCTCTCAAAGTCTTATGAATAGATATCAGTCAAATGGTCCTGAGTTCGATACTAATGATGTCGGTCAAGTCACTGTCAATATTAAATACAATGATAACTTCCTCTTCCCGATCGATGTCACAAATCCTGCTCGTCAGTATCACAATGTTTTCTCTGCTGAGGGTCGTGTCCCATACATTACTCGAGACTTATATCGCGGTGAGGGTCAGTTAGCACAGGATCACGCTACAGTCAAGGGCTCTGTATCTTTTGAGAACTATGCTGCTAAGGCTGATCTCGCTAATCACCAATTCTACACATCTTATCGCCTCAACAAGGGTGAGCGAGTAAATAGCAGAGGTATTGAGTTATATGACACTCGCACAACATACGGCGGATCCTGTACTCTCCGAGCATATCTCCAAGTTGTCAAGGTCGCCACTCTCCGCGATGGTGTGTTCGAAAGTATGTTTGCCTAATTATTTATTTTTATTAAATCTATTTTTATTTATCCTCATAAATCATAATGAGTGGATACAACAAGACTACAATAATAGATTGTGCTCGAAGTCAATCCGAAGAAGCAAAAGCTAATAATCACAGCAATCCTGCTCAATGGACTAATCAAACAGGCACAGGATTACATCTTAAAGTGGGTGATCAAGTCACGGTTCATAGTTCATATATTAGTGAGTTAGGATGTCAAACAGGTGAGATACAAATTAAAGGACAAAAACTAGGAGAAACTACCGCCGAGATTACTGAGTTTGAAAATCTACTCAAGAATGAGGATTTACCTGAGAAATATACTCTGGTCAATGCCTCTAATAAGACCGTCCCAATAGATATTAGAGATGATACATTAAATCTTGTTGTAAGTCCTTACAAAACTACCAATGGTGAGAATTATATGTTTTTACCTCGTCGATATGGTATAGTCACTGGGGCTGCGGCAAACTGGGATATCTTTGATGCGCGCGAAGAAAAAGCGGCCGATCCTGGATTTGGAGTAGCTCCTGGTGCTGGTAGGGATATTGGTGCTACAAGAAATCCTCAGAGACCATTAGCAAGATGCTCTGCTGATTGGACTACTATTCAAAGACCCTATCTCACTGCCAGCGAGGGTAAGTCTCACAAAATATCACAGAAAAATGATAACAAAAGATACACTATCTTTACAAGACCTCAAACTTTTCGAGGAGATATTACAACCCCTTCGATCACTCTCTCTGGAAAAGCCACTGATGAAAGTCCTGTGATCAATTTAACTCACGGTTCTACTTCTGATCTAATTTTAGTCGGAATGGTAATCACATCTGAATCACCTACTACTACAGGACTTATTGGTTCTACAGTCCTATCAAAAACTTCAACCACTATCACAATGAGCAGTAATGCTACCGATAATACCAATACTCATCAACAATTCACTTTTCAATTCACATCTTCGACTGAAGATACTTATCTACCCCCTACCACAGTAGGAGGGACTTATACCGCTCATCAGGCAGAAGCACTCAGAGATCCAGCTATATTCGGTGGAGACTTTATTCAAGTTAAAAACTTAATATCAGTCAAAGTTAATCCGGGATATAACTCTCCTACTGATATTGCGGTTCAACTTACAGAAGAATTAAATCATAGAGATGAGATCGAGTTTATGAGATATAAAACTGTCTCCACAGATGGAACAGCACAAGAAGATGTCAATTTTAGTATGATAAGTGAAACTTCAACCTATAAACATTATCACTGTGCGACTGCTTTTAATTATCAAAGTGCTTATTTTACTGAATGGTTTAAAACCAATGGGACTTGGAATGCCGATCACGCATATAAGCATCTCTCTAATTATCAATTTATTGGTGTCAAAAGACCTGAGCTACTAGCAGCAGGACAAAAACTCAATGGATCTGAAGGACTACCACTTATCGGTAACGATCAATTACAGTCATTCGAGGGAACTGACTTCATTAATCAACTTGATAAAGTCCTAATGACAAAAGATCCCTGGACTGAAGAAAACCTCTTAAAATGGAAAGAGTTCTTTGATGCTCAGGCGATCTACCCTGAATTATTTGATGACTTCGAACAGAATGGATTACCAGTATCAGTAGAAGATACCAGATTTTTTCATATGAATATTTATGATGAAAGCAAGACAAACAAACCAGGGGATGATGTCCCAGGGGGTATTAGAGCTAATGCCTCGTTCGCTATTTCAAGAGCAGAATATCCAGTCCCAGCATTAGGTTATGATCTCTATAATCCCGGTGTTTCTGCTTCTCATACCTCCTTCCCTATTTTTGTTGATTATAATGTCAATTCTAGTAATAAAAAAGCAAATGATGTTGGTTTTGCTAACTATGGTGGAGACGTTGGAACTAATCAATCTTATCCTGGGAATAGAATGACTACTAACTTTGATGATTTAGCATATGGATTTGCTAGGAAGGTTTCAAGGGAGACAGGTCCTCCATCGACAATTAACTATTATATAGGGTTTCAATTCACAAGAACTGGAAATAAAATACCTGATCATTTCTTTCAATTGAATGCTTCCCATTTAACTTCACCCGCTCAATCATCCAATCAGATAGGAACAGGAAAAGGTAGAAGATATGGTTTCGATCGTCACTTCACTGCTTATGGGAATGCTATGATGATATTATTCAATGGTAATGTAAATGAAATTGCCGTAGATAGAACTAGTAAAAATCACAAGCAGTATCAGTTCGCACAAAAGGAATCAGAAAAAGCTTATTATCTCGATCAATATCAGTTTGGACTGTATTTAGGTGCTGATGGTCCCTTAATCAATTATGACACAGATCAATCAAGATTTACTCTCTCTTATTTCCATACTCCTGAGAAAGTTGGTAATCGATGGGATGCCGGACAGCAATCATTTCCACCTTTTACTCCTACTAATCCTAATGCTGATGATGATTGCTACAAATTGAATAAGAGATTACTTCAAACTAATTATACTCCTGAAGTCGCTCCTTATGCTGATGAGTTCAAGGGAACAATGACTGGTGGTTCTGAAGCTACATTTGTCACTAAGAATGCTAATATTACTGATTATGCTGTGATGGACGCTCATTCAGGTTTATTTATCGAAGACTGGTTGTGCCCTGAAGATCTATGGGATGATAGTCTTACTGGTATTATGGGATTTCGATACGATCAATTTCATAATCCTAACAGCACTAATTCAAGACAAGTCAGAATTAAAGCTCACGGAGCAAATGCTGATTTAAATAATGTTAATGTTATCACAACCAATGCTGATGTTGAACAAGGAGATATCATTGAATATGATAAGAACTTTTACTCTTCTAATATATATTCTATCGCTAATCCTGTCGCAAGGAGCTGTCAGGTATTCACTCTTGGGAAACTACAAGCAAGATCTCAAACTCCTCCCATTACTATCAGTCCTTGTGAATCAGTCAAAATAACAGCACAAAGATTACCTACCAAAACTCTTCGACCTTACTACACCATCAGATCTGATATTCTATTAGAGAATAATTACTTAGGAGGGAATAAATCAGGGATTACTTTACCTATTGTCTCTATTACTAATAAGGCAAACCCCTATGGAGACTTCCTTAATGGTCAAGGACAAATAACTTTCACTAATACTATCGACCGAGTACTCACCAATATAAGATGTTCTATCCACGAACCAGATGGATCTTTTGCCCGAGTGGATTTAGATAGTGCTGTGATATTCAAAATAGATCAGCAGATAGATGCTCAGTTAGATATTGTCTCTGAGTTATTAGCCAGTAAAGTAGCTAAGGATCGCAAGGAAGCTATGGCGATCGAGGAAGCAGGTCCTGCGGGACAGGGAGTTTGATTTTTATTAATTTAAAAAAAAAATATTATTTATGATAAATGGCAGCGGATCTTGAAACACTATCTTTGATCGGACAATATCTTCTAGATAATGATAAAAAAGAATGGAGTGATGTATTAAAAGAGTTTATTTTATTATATCAAGGGATGTATTCCTCTGATGAGGATGCGGACTATAGTGATAGCGAAGGATCTGCTATTGATGAGGGTGTTCCTGAGCATACTATCGATGAGAATGGTTTTTTCTCTTTGAAATAAGAATACCTTCAGTAGGTGAGTCAGGATCGATCACCTTCAACTTAATCAGCATAAGACCTGTGTAGAAGATCATATCTCTATCTAATGGTGTCTGTAATTCAATATCTCTCCAATACCTAGTGTCTGAGGAGAACTTCTTCATAAATCTACTAAATCTTCTTCTGAGGTCTATAAGTGTTTCTCCACTCTTCAAACCATCAATCAATAGCTCTTCTGCCTTATCGAAATGATACTTCACTGTCTTCTTGTTAGTCAATGGTCTGGAGACCAAGAACTTACCATTGTAATAAAATGAGATATCTCCCTCGCTTCCATAATAGATCGTCATCAAAAGTTTATTTATTTATTTTATTTGAATATCAAATTTATCAAGAGTTTTTGTGTGGAAGTATTTCCTGATTGATTTTTTATTTTTATCATTATAATTAGTTATGTGAGGTCTCACCTCTGGATACATCTTCTGGAGAAAATCATAGATATACATAGCCTCTTGCCAAGACTTCATATGAATAGTCTGTCCGTTAGGTTTATTGTATTTATCTCCAGCACGCTGATAATCATCAAAGAAGTAATTGGGATTGTGATCTGGTGTCTTGGTGATCTCCAATGTACCATCTTCTAACCTATTACATTCTGGAATAAACTCAACATAATCACAATCGATCCCAAACATATGAATATCTTTACTGATATCTAAGGCTGCGATTAAACAAGCTGACCCAGAACACCAGTTCCTGACATACTTAAAGCAGGAGGTAGGAGCACACATCATATCTTGTAAGAAGAGGATTGATCCATCCTTAGGATAATCAGGATATACCTCAACTAGTTTATTCGAGACTAAATACTGCTTACACTTCTTCTTCTTGATGAACTCAATGACTTCTGGGTTTTTAATTACTACGTCATCAGCATTCACATAGAGATCAGGATACCAATCTATCTTATCCCAGTGCCTGAATGCTAAACAACATCCTATGATATCATATCTAGATCTATCGATATTCTTAAAATCAAATCCTTTGAGTGATCCCCCATTACCTAGTATCAATGCTTTTTTCATTTTAATCTTTAACCTGATTTTATTTTTATATTAATAAAATTAAAATATGTCAGAAGAGGAAGGACAACTTCAAGACTATTCTGTCGATCAACTCGCTGGTGCGATAGTGTTAGTCTTAGGAGCAGTAGCAAGTCTATTGCTGGTTGTGTGGCAATCAAAATGTCATTGTAAAGTTAATTTATGTTATATCTTCCAATGTGAAAGAAGACCCCCTAATGAAGAAGAATTAAAAACATTGAAAGACCAAGCAAATAAAATGAAAGAGAAGAGGAATGATAAAAAGCAAGATAAAATACTTGCTAAAGAAGAAGAGGTATTAAAAAAGGAAGATGAGATTTTGAAAAGACAAAAGAGTGAGGATATCTTACCTTATCCGACTGAAGACATTGATAAGTTAGTTTAGCGAGTATATCCCTTGATCTTTTTCTTTTTAACTTTATCAGCAAGATCCTTATCTGCTTTCGACCAGGTTCCTGGAGACCGCATCACAAAGCTGTAGATCCGTGCCTGACCCCACTGAGCTGCGCTCATCTTTCCTTTAAGACTAGTACCTCCGACTTTCTTACCATCTGATGCTCTACGCACGCTGCTCGGATTGCTCCTTCTCGCGCCAACCCCTCTGGAATACACCTGATTGAGAATAGACATAGGGATACCAGTGAGTCGAGATATTTCTGCTCGAGAGTGTCCTTTATCTTTTGGAAAATTATACTTAGCATTGAACTTTTCTTTATTAGTAGGCATATTATTTTATGAGATCATATATTTTAAATTTGATAATTTGATAATAAAAACTTTATTTATTTTATTGTTATGTGCGATCCATATCCTTGTTGGTCGCCAGGTATTTCTGAAGGTCCCGCCGGATACAAAGGCAAAGGTAGGACTAAATATAGTTTTGCTGCCGAAGGCATATTTGATTTCTTTCCTAAGTTTTATCGAGGAGAACCTCCTAAGACCAATAGGTCAAAAAGCAATCCATTTGAAAACTTTTATTCTTGGGGATCTAATCAAGAAAAAAAGGAAGACCCTGATGTCAATGATTTCGAGTTTATGGGATTAAAACGATCTTGTAGTGAAGATGATTTGAGAAAAAGATATCTTAAATTAGCTAGAGAGTACCACCCAGATAAAGGTGGGACAAATGAATTATTCAGGAAACTAAAAGATGCCTATGATAGCATCAAGAGTTTATTTGCGCAAGCTGCTTATTAGCGAACTCCAGTTCCATCTTGAGAGTTTCATATGACGCTATTGATGGGCGACAATCGAGCATCTCATCTTTGAACTTGATTTTATCTTCTAATCTATTGTTGGTTTCTTTGAGTTCTTTTATCTGTTCCCTTAAGTCCTTTACTGTATTTTTTAGTTCCATCATTTCATCATAATGATTGTCCTCTTGTGTTTTGAGTAATTCTTTCTCTAGTAATTTTATTTCCTCGAACGGTTCTTCAAGTCTTTTAGATAAAAACTTGGTATGAAACTTATGCCCTGATGTAGGACAACCATATTCATCAGTAGGTGTTTCACAGTGAAGTCCAGCAATAAATAGTTTAGGAACAGTCCTTAGAAGATGATACATAATATTATCTGGCTTTTTTGTGCTCCAGTTCTTAGTAATACCCTTGATGACTTTCTCATCAGGTCTTATATCAGAAGGAATTGTGAATCTCATTAGCCTCTCAACATCGACAGGTTTCATAATATCATCAGGTAAGTATTTGTTGCGACAGCGCACACAAAACTCATTGAACCTTTCCTCCTCACTCATTAGATTATATTAATATTAAGTGTTTAAATACTTTTATTAAGCATCCAAGAACTATCATCTTTCATATCTTCTATCACATTAAATATATTCTTAGGTTTCCAAGTCCAATACTCTAATGTCTCCTCATAGTCTTCTTGATCACGGCAGTCTATCCTTCGTGTGTCATCATACTGATTATTCATATACCAATAGAGATTATCGATCTGAGTAAGACAAGTCTTGTAATATATCTTCTTTAATTGAGTGTGATACATCTCAATTAGTTTATCTTCCTCATTAGACTGATCATTCAATAATCTTTCAATTAATTCTGCTACTTCCATATCAATAAATAAAATACCTTAATTATTTTTAAATACCTTATTAATAGTATAGTTGTGAGAGAGTTGTAATAGATACGTGAGAAATAGAAATCCCTAAGGGACTTTTACAATTCTCCTTCGACCCTACTTATAATAAGGTATTTGTAAAAAAGTAAGGTATTTTTGATTTAATTGATTTAAGATTAATTTGTCTCGAATGAGTATAATGGTACAATTTGTCATTCCTTCCTATCAGAGAGCTGAGAAGTTAAAAGAGCAAACCTTAAAGTTTCTGTCCTTTCATACTTGGAATAAAGATGTATGGATCTTTGTGAGGGATGATGATCCCCAGATCGAACAGTATCGTAAGTTTAGAGATGATAATTATAATGTAATTGAATTAATAGATTGTAAGGGGATAGGTAATACTCATAATGCTATCACTACATACTTCACTGAGGGAGAATGGATCTGTGAGCTCGATGACGATATCATAGATGTTATTAATAATAAAAGGGAATCATTACCTCACGCTCAACTAGAACCTATGCTTCAGAAGATGATAGATATTATGGAACCAGAGAAGATTACCTATGGTGGATTTTATCAGTGTTCTAATCCTATGTTTATGTCAGGCAATCAGGAATACACAATGGATCTAAGGTATTGCTTAGGTCTTATGAGATTAAGAAGAATAGATTACAGTATAGTCTTAGAGACTAATTATGCTGAAGATTTCGAAAACTGTATCTTACATTACATTAAAGATGGGGCGATCCTCAAGAACAATTGGATTGCTGGAAAGACTAAAAACTATAGTCCTGGAGGATGTGATGGTGATGGGCGTAATATAGAGACCGAAAGACAAGATAAAGAATATCTTGCTGATAAGTATCCCGATCACTGTAAGCTCTTCCAGAGAAAGAATGGTCGATGGGACTTAAGGCTTAGTAAGAACCCTTCTTCTTAGATTTATAACCTGAGCCAAAGACTTCCTTAGGTCTTACCTTCTTACTGTCCTTAACTTTCTTAGGGACATTATGCTGTGTCGCTCCACAAGAACTACATTCCTTGCCTTTCATTTTAGTTGCTGGTTTCTTCTTCTTATTGCTATACATATCTTTTTAAAATTATCATACATATTTATTTTGTAAGAGTAATTATAAATATGAGTTTGATATTAGCATCATCGAAACAGACAGAGAATAGGGCTACACTACCATCGGAAAATCCTTCTTCCTTTACAAACTTCTTCCGCTCACCGATAGAAGTAGAACCCAACTCTGAGATAGCAGTTCAGTCAGTGAAGATCAATCGATCGGGTAAGGTCACTATCAATGATAGCAATGATTATTTCTGTCATTACTTTGGTTCAGAAAGATATGAGGACTATGACCCAGACACAGATATCTTTAATTCTAGGACAATCAGATTAGATCAAGGGACATACAATCTAAGAGATTATCCCAATGAAGTTCAGCGAGCGCTCAATGCTCAGTATGCTCATCCATTGATATTTGGTAATGCTTCGGTATCATTGAACTCTGAAGCAGGTGGAGCAGAGAAAGGGTTGAAGATACAATTCGATCAGAGAGCATCTGGGTCAGGAGTTGCTGCTAAAGATGCTTCTGCTTCGCTAGTTGCTAAGGCAGTCTATCAGCTAGGAACATCTGTTGGTATCAATGCTATATCAGATGATTTCTCCTACACTAATAAAGTATTCACTAGGACTGCTGATGACACAACTAACCTAAGGAATGGAGAATGTATTGGTATGCTAACCGGAAGACCTTTCTCTTTGAATAAGGGATCTTGTGTGTTCGATAGTATGACTGATGCTGCTCTGGGACAACATTGGGTAGTAGGTCTTTCAAGACCACAGATGGAAGCAGGGGGGGATGGTACTGATGCTGATCCACCAATTCAAATAACTTCTTTGCCTTTGGGCACGCGACCGCCACGCAGGTTCTACAATCACGATAGTGATAGTTATAGTGATAGTTTCTTGGGAGTATGTGATTACTGTGTTATGTGTAATGGCACTGACATTAGAGTGCTACAGCAATTATATGATGATCGAAATGATTTGACAAGAATGATGGAGATCGATTACGCCAACATAGCAGGAGGTCTTACTGTCCCTAATGCTGTTCCTTTTCTTAAGGCGGCTTGGTATGGTAAGTATGATGGAGTTAGATTTCAATCAGAGGGAGATGAGATCACACTTCAGTTCAAGCAGAAGGGTAAGCAAGTCTTTGATGATGTTTTGAAGAGTTCTGTGTCTAAGGCTTTCAATCAATGCTTCAAGAATGTGGGAGATACCAATTATGCTCTCTATCCTTATATCAATCTAGGTAAAGGTGCTGTGAGGTGTAATTTGTTTGAAACCAATCACAATGATACCAGTTATAAATATCCTACTTATACTGCTGGAGGAGCTTATGTTCCAGGATCAGATATGTTCTCCACAGAAGTATCTATTCATCCTCAGATCTACAAGAATGTAGGTGATGATGTGAAGCAGGGATTAGGTTCAGGGAAGGGATACTTCATTACTGAACAAATAGATAAGAAATTGTATTATGCTATGGTAGATACCAGTGCCCTTGCTGATGGGGAGTTTTATGACTTTGAAGGTCTCAATACATCAGGTGGAGTTTATTTCAGACATATGCTGACAGTGGGTCCTTACAATCTAGGGGGTGATGAGGATACACTAGCACCAGCACAGCAGTTTCCAAATATGACAGAAGCATTAGGATTTGGAGATTATTCTATTCTTAATGAAACTGATAATGAGGGACAAGTATCTGGATCAGGGACTAATACTATAGTATTCACTTCTACTGATTCTCTACAGAAAAGTTCGATCACATCATTCATTAGACTTCCAGGTCTAACTCATAAGTCATTCAATGGAGCTCAGCAGAGTTTATCTAAAATAGTATATCAAGTTCCTCAGTTCAGTAATGATGGAACAGAGTTTGGTCCCTTATATTTTGAACCTGGTGAGAAGACTTATATATCATTGAATAATCCTTCGAAGATGTTATTGAACTCACTACAAGTCCAGTTTGTAGATTATGAGGAACACGAACTCGACTCACTTGATGGTGCTTCACAAGTAGTCTTCCATATTCGAAAAAGAAAGTAAATCTTTTTAAATTATTCACCTAAAATTATTAAGTAATATTTATGTATAATATGACAGATTACCTCGCAGATGTTGTGATGCCTCCTCCTGCTGATCAGAAGAAGGATATGCCTCCAGTGGAAGAGTTTATGCCTGATGAAGAAGAAGAGGAAGAGGAAGAAGAGATAATGGTCGAACCAGTTCAGAAAGCAAGGATACCTCAGGATGAGATATTCAAACAAAAGATCGAGTCAGTAATTGAAGAGACTGTTACTAAGCCGAAGCAGGTAAGGAGAAAGGGTAAGGTTATGACTGAAAAACAATTAGAGATCTTGCGGGCAGGAAGATTAAAAGGATTAGAGACTAGGAGAAAGAATGCTGAGGCAAAGAAGTTAGCGAAACAACAAGCTCAGGAAGATAAGAAACTTCTTGAACAGGTGAAGCAAACTGAAAGAAAGAGATTAAAAAAGAAATTAGAGAGTGGTGAGGATATCACTGAACCTCCTAAGGCAGTTCAAATAGTAGAGAAGGAGAAGATAATCGAGAAAGGATACACCCAAGAACAATTGGATGATGCGGTCGCGCGTGCTGTCGAGCAATCAGTCAATAGGGTTGAGGTCTTAAGGAAGCAAAGGAAGGAAGTAAAGAAGAAAGCACAGGCGAAAGAGAAGCACGATCAGCAAGTATTCAAACAGATTAACTCTGCTATTAAACCCTCAGGATGGGATCATTGCTTTATGTAGGTTTATTTATAAATAAACAACCCTAGTGTAAATTTAAAACTTAAACATTCATTTTTTAATATTCTATATTTATAAAGATATGGAACCTCCACGTGTCATACCGGTGAAAGATCCAGAACAACAATCATCAAGATTTAGTGATTTACATCCTCACCTACCGAGAGTTGATGGTGTCGGGGGAGGGGCACTTTTATTATTAATTTCTCCTGTAAAAACTGGCAAGAGTACTCTCATTAGTAATGTTCTTTTGAATGATTCATTCTATGATGCTCAGGAGAGATTTGATAGTACTACAATTCTGAGTAATACTATCGCAAATGACGTCACCAGTCGATTTCTAAGGAAGGCATTTGATACACACGATCACTATAGTGATGAGATAGTGAATGGGATAGTAGAGAGACAGAAATCATATGATAAAGAAGATCAGCCAGAGATTGCTGTTGTTCTTGATGATTGTTTAGGATCGATCAAGCGAGAAGCCAAGATCAATCATTTAGCATCTAGGTTTCGTCATTTCAATATAAAACTATTGATTATCTCTTCTCAGAACTTTAGGATGTGTTCTCCAATCATAAGGCAGAATGCTACTAATGTCATAGTTGGAAGTCCATTCCCTAATCAGAAGGAGTTAGGGAAGATGGCAGAAGAGTATGGTGATTCCTTTGGTGGTCCTGACAATTGGCTAAGGATCTATCGATTAGCGACACCCAATAGATATGATTTTCTTCATATGGATTTCCAGTCAAATCCTCCTAAGGCATATCACAATTTCGAGACATTACTTGCTGAAGGACCAACATCAGTCTTGGGGGATAATTTAAAATCAGAGGAAGAGGAATAAAATAAACTTAGTCATATAAATAAAAATGGGAGATATGTATCATCACACTCAGGCGACACAGATTGCTAATCAGTTAGGGAATGCTGCCCTTGATATGAACGAAGCAAGACTTAATGCTTGGACTGATAAAACTTTGCTTCACAATCAGAAGACCACTACCGATCAGCAGAAAGAAAGTTCCGATGTCAGAGGAGAGGTCGAGTCAGATATCGTGGATGTTCCTATAGTTGCTAAGACCACAGCAACAGCAGGGAGAACAGTAAGAGCATTAGGAGTGGGAGCATACAGAGGTATGTCTCAAGGAGAAGGTGTAGTCTCATCGATAGCTCGTGGTGGTAGAGGAGCTGGTGCTGAACTGACAAGAGCTGGTGAGAAGATGGGATCTCGTGTCTTTTCAACTGCTAGATTTGGAAAGGGAGTAGCAGTCAAGGAGATGACAGGAGTTGAAGGAATAGTTGGTAAAAATCTCGTAGAAGCAGGTGCTGGTGAGGCATTTGCGAAAGTTGCTTCTAAATCTGTCGCGGGCTTAGGGTTTGGGATTGCCGCGATGGGTGATATAGAAAATCTCTGGCAGACAGGGGATGTCTTTGATACTAAAACTGATACTGGTCAGGTGGTCAAGGATACTACAGGAGAGAAGGTAGGGAATGTTCTTTCTTTGTTAGGAGGGGCATTAGATATCGCAGCGGCATTCACAGGGGGAGCACTTGCCCCGATAGCTGCTGGAGTTAATATCGCTGCGGCGGCAACATCTACTATCGAAGAGAATAAGGCGGACGAAGCCCAAAAGACACAAGATGATAATACTGTACCTCCTGCCAAGCCACCTCCTCCAGTTGTTGCTTCAGGATTTACTCAGTTGGGTTTGGCAGCGAACCAGTCTCACAATCCTCTGAATCATATCGGTTAAGATTGTTATTCATTCTTTCCATAAACTTATCAGTTTTAAGGTGTTCTGTTATATTACAAGACCAGCATAGGATCCCTCGAAAGGCTCCTGTGGTGTGACAGTGATCCATTACTTTTTTATTATTAACTATATTTGATCCTTCGACCAAAGGGATATCACATATCAGACATTTATTGGTATCTTGATATATTTCCATCACATCATTAGGGTCGTCTTTTAACCCAGCTCTCTTCCAGTCAGATTTAATTCTATGTATTCTTGCTGTTCCTTTTTCATAATAGTAATATCTCCAGTCGGGCATTTTGATAATTTATATGAGCTATCTTTAAATCAGTTCGCATAGTAATTGTTTTCTATACAAAAGAATAGGAAATAGATTTTTTAATTTTTTTCACTCACAAAGATTATGTTGGTAGTAGTATAAAATAATGAGTTTCTGGACGAGCGATGAGAAAATACCAATCAGTCAGACTAAAGTATCGATCCCGGCGGAGCACGGACTAGAATATTCTCCTGGTCAGAAGTGTGAGTTCCAGATCCCATCAGGGATAGGATTTTTCCAGCCGAAAGAATCATACTTGAACTTGACTTGTAAAATCCAAAAGAGTACCGTTGGTGATCCTACGAGACTTCAGTTAGATGGAGAGACTGGATTACAATGTTTAGTGCGTGATCTTAGGATTTATTCTGGTGGAGCAGGTCGCATTCTATTAGAGGAGTATCAGAATTACAATACTCTTGTTGCTCTCAAGTATGATTATGAGACCAATGATACTCTCAAGGCAAAGCGAGGTTTGACCGAAGGTGCTACAGTCTATAGCACTGATAGTCGTTCGACCAATGGTACAGTTAAAACTCAGCAGAATAATGTGACAGAAAATCCTTATTTCAAGGGACTTCCTCATCAGGCAACAGCATACACTACTGCTTGGACTGATGATGAATATTTAGATGTCAAGGGTCTATTACCTCTCCACACAGGTATCTTTTCGAATGATAAGATTTTCCCTATTGCTATGACAGAAGGTCTGGTGGTTGAAATAATCTTTGAGGATGCTCGTCGTGTATTCCGCACATTAGATCAGACTAACAGATACCGTCATCTTTCGGCTAATCCATTCTTCCACTCGGTGAATGGATCTAACTCTGAACCAGACGAACCGGCAGCAAATAATGCTTCTGCTTTCACTGAGTTTTATGTCAGGCGAGACAATTGTCAGGGTTGGTCAGATGATATAAGGTCTTTCCCTTTTGTAGTGGGAGAAGAGATACAGTTTATTAATGCTTCAACTGGTGTGAATAATCCTTCGATCCTTAATGGTTCAACCGAAGTAAAGATCAAGCAGATAGAATATGAGGCTGGAACTACTAATGCTATTAAGATCACTGTTGAAGGAGCAACTGGGTATCGTCCAACTGCTAAATTAGATCAGCAGCACGTTCTGTATTCTCGGTCGATTGAGCGAGCGACATCCTATAATCCCAGCTATAAGATCACAAATGCTGAGTTTGTGATTCAGAAGGTTGAGATGCCTTCGGGATACACTAGTAAATTAGCATCTATGATGAAAGAGGGTGGAGCAATGAATTATGATTTTGTCTCTGCGACTAACTATAAGGTATCTCAGTTGAAGGGTGAGCGAGTAGCAAATCTAAGACTTCCATTAACTCAGTCTCGTGCGAAAGCTGTCTTATGTATTCCAACAGATGCCTCAGCTTCTGACACTAAGAAACTATTGGAGGCAAAAGAAACATACATCACTGATTATGATTTAGACAGTGATGCTGACACTCGAGCGTGGCAGGCGAATCACACTCAGCGCACAGGTCTTGTGGGATGTGCTGATGAGCTGACATCCTATCAGTTATTCTATGATGGAGCTCTCAATCCTTCAAGGAAGGTCAAGTGTTCTAAGATATCTTCTAAGAACTCTATTGATCAGCAACCTTTGATTGAGTTGGAGAAGGCTCTTGTGATGGGTGGTATCAAACCATTCTCTATGTTAAAGTTCCGTGAGAACTTTGCTATTGGTCGTGCCTTATCTCTCCAGAATGGAGTGTATGACACTCGGGGCAGTGATTTTAATCTCCAGGTCGAGTATCAGGAGACAAGAGCACCTACTGTAGATAAGCTCTGGATGAACTGGTGTGTTCATCTCCGCCGGATTGTAATCAGTGGAAGTTCAATTCAATTAGTTGTTTAAAAATAAAATCTTTGATATGATATAATGATCCCAAGAACTATTCACCAAATCTTTATTAATTTTAAAGGCAAAGAGTTAAACCAGATCCCAGACTATTTAGAGAGTAATAGGAAGACTAAACAATATTGTGAGGAGAATAACATAGAGTTAAAGCTGTGGGGAGAGAAGGAACTCCTAGAACTTTTGGCTGAGTATCCCGAATTTACACCTCTCTGGGATGCTTTCAGATATCCCATTCAGAAGGTCGATTTTATGAGATATGTCATACTGTATCACTATGGTGGTATCTATCTTGATCTCGACATTCACCCAATCAGAGATATGAACCACCTATTTGAGATGGATTATTTCTTTACTAGATGGAATGATAGTCACGATGTTTATAATGCTATTTTAGGAACTCAGCCAAAAAATGATATTTATTATGGAATATTACATCATTCATATGAATCATATTATGAGAAAGCAGAGATGCCGATTTATAATCAGTGGAAGGCAAGATTTGTATATCAGACAACCGGTCATCAAATGTTGAATAGGGTCTTCAAGAGATCAAAAGTCCCAGAAGATAAGAAATTGAATATAGTGTCGGTATATAATCCAAATAAAAAGATATGTGTTGTCCCACCGAATGATCAAGGTATATTTATGGATCAATCATCATCATTATGGTATGATGGTAAGAAGATCTATTTCAAGCAGTGTAAGGAAAAATATAAAAATCGTCGTTCAGAACTTAAAAATAAAATCTCTGATTTTGATATAAATGAAAATACATAATACCCATTCTCGCAAGGAGCTATTTGATATTATTACAGTATTTCAGTTACCAATTCCTAATAAGAATGATTTTAATAAAGCTCAGATCCAGATGAGGATCATCGAGTGTTTAGATTACTTTGAGAATATCAATCCTGAAAAGGAGTATTTTTTTATAGAGACAAAAGATCAGTTGATAAAGTATTTGGAGGATCCCAATCCAAATAAGACTTTAACGATCAAAGAGAAGGATGATGTGATGGCGAGAGCGAAAAAGATCATTAATTATGGTAGGAATAACTATTTCCTGATGCCTTCATCATATATGTCATTCGATGCTGTATATAATGATGCGGTAAAAATATCAAAGTATGGATCTATTCCTTCTGTGAGGAAGGCAATAGAGCTTTTGAATAATGATCCCAAGTTAGCATATCCCATAGAGTTAAGGATACCGAAAAGAGTTGAAAATCAGATTAAGAAGAAGAAGAAGTTGAAGCAGTCAGATGTGCCGTTATATATTAAGAGGGGGAAGTTTGAGATCCGCTTTGATTGATTACTGACGGTCAAATATCCTCTTGACACATCTAAGATGAGGGGTTTGAGCGAGTTCGCTTTTAAACTCAGCAGATAGAAATTGATCTTTATTGATAGTATTACCATCATCTCCTGTGTGACATATACAGACCATAAGTCGATCAATAGATAAATTGATCATATTTTTTTCATTGTAGGTAATCATTTTTGTTCCTTCTCCTTGATTACCTTGACTTCCTCTAGAGATAAATCCTCCCATAGATTTGAAGTGTTTCTTGGTGAATACCATCGTTGCTTCGTGTCCTTGGTGTTTATGACCACATCTGATAGCAGAGAGTTTATAATCTTTTTCTGGATACATAAAGATCATTGAGGCACTTGAGGTGATTCCTGCCTTATGTTCTTTCATAGCAGACACAGAGTATCTGATATATGAGGGGATGTAGATATCATCACTATCGATCATAGCACATATCTTATGACTTGCCATTTTGACTAATCTGTTTCTCTTTTCACCGATCGATCTTCTGATATTAGGTTCATAGACATATTTCAGTGTTGAAGGACCCATCTGCTGCTCGAACCACTTTCTCTCTGTAGAGCTCTCGAAGAGGTCTTCAGGACCATCGTGAAGGATACAGACTTCTAATTTATCCTTAGGATAGTCCATATAGATTATATTACATAATATCAGAGGTTTGAACTTTCTTCGAAGATAGCAAGGTATTAATATACTGACAGGAGGGCAATCATCATCAGTAAGTATGTCATTCACTTCAGTGTAAGGGAGAACAGGGACAGATGTCATTTATCTTTAGTAAGATTTTAATTTTAAAATAGATTTAAATAATTATCTCTCACTCATTATAATGAATGATACTATTACCCCTAGAGACAGCAAATCCAAGATCGCATTTCTCGTCCCATCGACCACAAGAGGTAGAGACTGGAAAACAATTCAAGAAACTTATTTGTATGATGTACTTCTTAGGACAATGGAGCAGTCTCCCCCTGATTTTGATATTACTATCTTTGTGGGATATGACAAGAACGATCCAATCTACAAAGTCTTTGAGAACAGACAAGTTATTAATGCGGTATTTATGAACTTCCAGGTCATTTGGTGTGAGTTTCCTCCAGATCCAGGGAATGTGGTGAAGGTATGGAACTCTTTAGCAAATACAGCATTAGAACATAATTTTGAGTATATGATGGTCTTAGGAGATGATATCAAAGTACCGAAGGATCGAAATTGGCTGAGGGTCTTTCAGAAGGATCTAAGGAAGCAATCTAATCTAGGATGGGTCTCAGGTTGGAGTAATAATGATCAGATAGCGACTCAGTTTCTGATTCACAAGACCCATCTAGATATCTTTGGATTTGTTTTCCCTCCATCTCTCAGGAACTGGTACTGTGATGATTTCTTGAATAATGTGTATCCTAATAAGTTCAAGTCTTGGAGGAAGGAATATACATTATTAAATACTGGTGGATCACCTCGATATCAGCCAGTAAATGATAAGAAGTTATGTGAAATGTTGGTCAGAAGACATAAACCTCAGATTTCAAGATTTTTAAATCAGATGGATAGGATAAATATATAATTAGAATTAAAGAGGGTATGACTAGACAAAATCCAAAGCCAATTGATGTGGCGTTAAATGAGATAAAGGTGCTGAAATCAGTGATAATTGAACTTCGAGCTGAGATGAGAACTCTAAAGAAACAGATGCTACCAATCAATAATGATTTGATGGAGCGTAAAAAAAAGGAATTAGAGGAAGAACAATCTTATGAGAAGTTAAAAAGTACAAGTTGGTGGTGATTATGCTCCTCCGACATAGGTATTTTGCTGAGTAGATACTGAATGCCCTCTTTCTTGGGCGAGTTTCTTTTGTGTATTAATAACGTCCTGAGCTTGTTCTGTGCCCAATTGATCATTAAGGATCAATTTGCTGAGAACAGTTGGAGTAATCTTTTGGAGACCCTTTTTTTCGAAGAATCCTTGTATTCTTTTAGTTAATTGATTTCTTGTCATATCTTTGAATAGTCTGCTTTCATAGGTATTTGGGGTCATAGGTAAGAGCTTTTCAAACATAAGTTTTCTGAGTTGTCGATCTTTAATATCAATCTCTCTGATACCATATACTGCGTCAGTTTTGTACTTGGAGAAAGAGAAGAATAGTTTCCCTCTCTTACCCTTTGATTTCACTACATAATTCCCATTCAACTCTCCTCTGTTCTTTTTCATACTGTATTGTCTTGGTTCGAGATAAATGAGTTCAGCGACTTCAAGTCTAAATGGGTGCGTCCTATAGATAGAGAGTAGAAGTGCTAGATCTAGATCTGGTGGGTCAGAGACATACTCATCGATCATAGAGTAGATTTCTTCTTTCTTGGGTGCTGATTGAAGTGATCTATCTCTAGCACCATCCTTATACAATTTCCAATCAGCAGCAAACTGTCCATCCTTGTGAATGTATAGAGAGGCATCTTTAAAGTTCTGTTGCTCGAAAAAGTCATCAAAGTGCCGACATCTGATGAGTACCAGTAGAGAGGATATATAGCTGTGTTGAGTGGAGAGGGAAGCTGTTCCTCCATTTTTATTTTTCATATTCTTAATAACATTATTAAGTTCATCGAATGATTTTTCGCACCAATCCATATGATGGACATCATCGATATGTGAGTCCATCATAATTCGATCCAAGATAGTGATATTGGAAAGGTGTTTCTTGATAGTGAGTTCTCCAACCATCTTTTTGATTTCACCTCTCTCAAGTCGCTTTTGATACATCTCTGTGATTTGGTTATTCATAGTAGTTATTATTCTATATGCTTTATTTTTTAAATAGGTATCATTTAAAAATAATATCCCATAAGATAAATATGAACATTTATGCCCCCTCTCATTACACAGACGAGCAACTCAAATCAAGAAAGGGAAAATACATTGGAGATGATGATTATGATATTTTACTCACTAGTGATTGTGATGTCTATGATGCTGAAACTAAAGAGCCTATATTGAAGTTTCGAAAGAATGTCTTGAAGGAGGTAGATTTGGCTTGGAAGCATACCAGACATCTTGCGAAAGCATCGAGAGGCAGAGGAGCATCGGCGGGACCAGTAGATCCTGAGGCACAGTATTGGAAGAAGCGAGATATTTATTGGAAAGATAAGTGGTCAGCGAAGTATATGGTAAAGGATAAGAAGACTGGTGAGATGAAAAAGTCTTCGATGAAAGTGAATAATGAGGTAGCATCAAATCCCATAGGATATTATGGAGCGACAAAAGGTATGGGATTGGATATGCCTTGTAGGTTATCTCACTATACTAAAACTCATATGGATGATTTCGAGGGAGCTATGCCTTTCTTCAAGGAAGTATCAGATCAGTATAAGGAGCATCTTCCGGATAGATTTTATAAGCAGTGGAATAGAGCGAGATTAAATGATTATCATATCAAGGAAACTCCATTTTCGACTGTCACAATTAATAGGAACTTCAGGACAGCATTACATCAGGATAGTGGAGATTTTGGAGGATGGGCATCATTATCAGTGATTGAGGAGGGTAAGTATCACGGAGGGTATTTTGTGATACCAAAGTATCGAATTGCGGTAGATATCAGAACTGGAGATTATTTGTTAGCAGATGTCCATCAGTATCATTCAAATACAGAATTATATGAGACAGCAGAGGATAAGGAGTATAATGATACACATCCTTCATCATTCAAGGATAATCTTGAGGTGGGAGTGTTAGGATTGAATAATAGATTTACTCGATTATCTTATGTATTTTATTTGCGAGAGGATATAATTAAATGTAAGAGTAATGTATATGACAAGTATTATATTTCTCTGGTGGGAGCTAGCGAGAGACAGAAGAGATTTGAGGGAACAGATTTCAAGTTATTCCCAGCGATAGATGGGCGGATGATGTCTCACGATCAGGAGGAATGTCAGAAGATGGTCAGTTTCTGGAATATCAAGAATACTGACCAGCATTTGTGTAAGGTTGGTTGTTTCCTATCACATCTTAGAATGTTAGAAGATATAGTCTTGAATGACTTAAGAAATGTGTTAATAGTGGAGGATGATGCTCTTCAGGTGAATGACTTACCTCCAGTTGGACATCTTCCGGAGGATAGTATCACTTATCTCGGTGGATATATAGCAAATAAAAAAATAACCGATAGGACTAAGTTTCAAATCGATCATAAGGAGGGTTTAAATATTCTAGAAGATAAGTATCGTATGCTGACAACATTAGCATATTTTGTACCGAATGCTACAGTCGCAAAGAAGATAGTGGAAGAATTGAAATCACTCAAAAGATGGAGGGCGATCGATATCTCTCTCCCGAGTGTATTACATAAAAAATATTATTACTATCCTGCCTGTTTCATCGAGGAGCCATTCAAATCTACTATAAGACCTACAAAGAGTGATTTTGCTAATGATCAATTCAAGTTAAGTCACTGTAAGGTATAATTTATTCTTCATCATCACTTTCTACATCACTGAGGTAAATGTTCGCCCATTCAAGATACCTCTTGAACATCTCATCTAGTTCTACATCATTCACGGGACAGTTGTGAAACAGTCGCCGCATAGCATCTTTGACTTCCTCAGCCCACTCAGCTCCGCAGCCGATGGTATCCCTAATATGATCTCCACCGGCTAGGCACTCACACTTCATAAAGAATAGGTCAGTCGCTTGCTCTGCGACAGTCTCTTGAAGTTTCTTGAGTTGTTCAGGGTCAATCAACTGACTTTCTTCGTCGAGATGTTGTAGATAGAAGTCATCATCCAGTACTACTTTGTGTTTGAGTGCTGGATGGTTCTCCCAGTGAGTGAAGTCTTTGAGCTTCTTGATCTCCGCTTCATAACAGAATGAACGTTGTTCCGCTTCTTGTTTCAGGATTGTGAGACCCTTGTTTTGGGCAATCAAATCTTTCTCCCTTTGTTCGTTTTGGTCGTTGTCGGCACAGCGACCGTCATATTCCCTTTCCACTTTCTCTTTGAGTTTCTTGTTTTCTTCTCGCAGCTTACCTACCTCTTCGAGCCTCGCCGATGTCTTGAGGGTCTTCTGGAACTCATCTCGCAGGCGATGGTTCTCTGCCTCTAGCTGCGCGATCTCTTCTCGGCGAAGGTCTTCGAAAGTCTCGTTCTTCTCGATCTTGGTGCTCTCAGAGACTTTTTCATTCCAGCCTTGATCGACAGTCCATTCCCAGCCCAGCAAGATCGACAGGCAATCTACCGCTTCCTGACCACACTTGACCATCGTCAGGACATTTGGGGTCGCGCCAGACCCAGGCAAGCCGACAGTCTTGGCAATCTGAGCGATGATCTCTTCCTGTGCGGACATCTTTTGGACACGGACCTCCATCGACACCAGACTACATATCATCTCGTCGCGATCCAGTTGCTCGGCCGCTTCTCGGATAGTCTTCAGGTCTTGAGCCAT